ATAGTATTTAGATGGAATAAAGCTAGTGGCGAAGTATATGGTCGTGGACCAGTATTTAATGCTATGGCAGCAATCAAAACTACAAACCTTACAGTAGAACTAATATTACAAAACGCCCAAATGAATATCTCAGGTATATATACATTTGAAGATGATGGTGTAATTAATCCTGATACAATAACCCTAACTCCGGGTAGTCTAATTCCTGTAGCACCAAACAGTAGAGGATTACAAGCACTTCCAGCAGCTGGTAGATTTGATGTAGCACAATTAGTATTAGGAGATATGAGGCAGAATATTAAAAAAGCATTATACATGGAAACATTAGGTAGACCTGAAGGTACACCAATGTCAGCTACTGAAGTATCTCAAAGAATGGCAGATCTATCTACACAGATAGGATCATCATTTGGTAGACTACAATCAGAACTAATAACACCTTTGCTTAGAAGAGTTATAAGAATATTAATTAAGATGGGTAAGATAGATATACCTAAAGTAAATGGTAGAGAAGTAAAAATAGTATCTACATCACCATTATCTCAAGCACAGCATGAACAAGATGTACAAGATGTTCTTAGATTCTCATCTATACTTGCTCAAACATTTGGACCACAAATGCTTAATTTAGTAGCAAAACAAGATGAAATGGCTAAATATTTAGCTGAAAAGATGGGATTACCTGAGAAACTAATCAGAGATGCTGGGGAACAACAAGAACTGCTTTCACAGTTGCAAAATCAACAACAACAAGCTAATATGGCTCAAAATGAGCTGGGAATCCCTCAAGACCAAACAGGACAACAGTCCTGATTCAGAAATAGATATACTATTCGCAACACTATTTAATCTTCCTAATGGTAAAAAAGTATTAGACTATTTAGAAAAGATTACTATAAAAGCAAATGTATCACCACAAACACCTAGTAGTAACTTGTGGCATTTAGAAGGACAAAGATATTTAGTAAACTTAATTAAAAATAAAATAAGAAAAGGATCAAAGAAGAATGACTGAAGAACAAACACCAGATAATCTAGAACAAACTACAGATAATACACAAGCTCCTGTAGAAAGACCTGAGTATGTTCCTGAAAAGTTTTGGAATAAAGATACTAATGAAATCAATGTTGAAGATTTAAGTATATCTTATAATGCCTTAGAAAAGAAACTAGGATCTAGAACAGAAGATCTATCTAAGCAAATTAGAGATGATATAGAACAAGAAAGACTATCATCTGCACCTGAAACTTATGAAATAAAATCACCTGAGTTACCTGACAATATACAGTTAGATATTAATCCTGAAATGCCATTACTACAATGGTGGCAAGAACTAGCAAAGTCAAAAGGATTATCACAAGATGAATTTAATTCAGGTATAAAAGCATTTGCAGAAAATGAAGTAAATGCATTACCAAACCAAGAAGAAGAAATGAAACTACTTGGTGAAAATTCAAAAGAAAGAGTAGAATCAGCTGACCTATGGGCAAAGAAAAACTTATCACCTGAAGGATATGAAGCAGTTGCAGAACTTGCTTCTACTGCTATGGGTGTAAAAGTAATAGAAGAAGTAATGAAACTTACAAAAGATGCTCCTATGCCACAAACAGAAACAAGGATTGATGTAGAGCCTGATAAGATAGATTTAAGATCTATGATGGCAGATCCAAGATACTGGAAAGATGGTGAAAAAGATCCAGCATATATAAGAAAAGTTACTGATCTATATGAGAAATACGAAGCCAAAAAAACAGCGTAGAAAAGTAAAAGTATTATGGAGAGATGCCATTAGTCATGCTGAATGGTGTTATCCTAGTGAAGTAAAAAAATATAAACCAGCTATAAATACAACTGAAGGGTATCTTCTTATAAGAAATAGTGAAGTAACCATAGTCTATATGTCTTACAATGATACAGATATAGGTGATATATGTGTCATACCTACAGAGAATGTTAAGACAATAACATTTGTGCGTTGATCTTTTCCTAAAAATATGCGTCTTTCTTACTAAGACCTTAATGGCTTTCTGATATGCCTTTCATAGATAACATATCAAGACCAAAGAGATAATCGAATATTAACAATTAGAACACAAAGGAGAAACTATGAGTTCGCAAATCAGTAATGCTTTTATCACTCAGTTTGAAGCTGAAGTGCATATGGCATATCAAAGAATGGCGAGTAAACTCAAAGGTCTTGTTCGTACAGTTAATGGTGTATCAGGAGAATCTGTAAAGTTCCAAAAAGTAGGTACTGGCGAAGCTACAAGCAAAGCTAGACACGCTGAGATAGTTGCAATGAATATATCACATTCAAATGTAACTGCTACACTTTCAGATTTCTACGCATCAGATTATGTCGACAGGCTTGATGAGTTGAAAACTAATATTGACGAAAGAGCTGTGATAGCTAACAACGCTGCATATGCTCTTGGAAGAAAGACAGATGACATTATCTTAGACGCAATGGCATCAGCAACTACTCTTGCAAACAATGCTGGAGCTTCAGGTGCTTCACCAGCTACAGACATGAACATTGACAAGATCAAAGAAATGCAAGAGTTCTTTGGTACAAACTCTGTGCCAGATGACAATGCTAGATATTGGGCAATCGGTCCTTCACAATGGTCAGACCTTTTGGCTGACGACCAATGGACAAGAACTGAATACTTAGGAAATAACGAATTACCTTATGCTGGTATGAACTATACCACTAAGAGATTCTTAGGATTCTTATTCTTCGTACACTCAGGTCTTAAGACATCAGGTTCTACAGACAGACACACTGTGTGTTGGCATAAATCTTCAATGGGATTAGGAGTAGGTTCAGAAGTAAGAACTGAAGTAAACTATATTCCTGAGAAAGTAGCACACCTAATGACTTCTTATTTATCAATGGGATCAACTTTAATTGATGACAATGGTATAAGAATTCAGAAATGTGCAGAATAGGAGTAAATTATGGCATACGCATTAGACAATCCTGTTAAAAAAATAACACAAGCTGGTGATAGCAATTCAATCTTTTACTATACAGATGGAGATGCTACATCAACTGTTGTAGGTAGTGGTTACTTTAACCTCTCAGCTACAGAATTTAAACAAGGTGATATGATCCTTTGTGCCAATGGTATAGGTGGCACTATAGAATCTGACTTACTTGTTGTAACTTCTGCAAGTGGAGCAACAACTGTAACTACTGCTAAATTAGCATAACACTATGAGGGGGGTTTATCCCCCCTTTTAATTTGGAGATATTATTATGGTAATGATGAACATAGCGAAGAGTGCAGTAAGTAGTGTTAGAGCTTTATTAAAGAAAAAAGGTTTAAAAGACGCTGTAGATGTAACTACAAAAAAAGCTAAAGCAGTAGGTGCAAAAGCAACTGCAAAAGCAAAAGAAACAGTTGAAAAAGCAAAACCAGCTGTTAGAAAAGCAACTGCAAAAGCAAAAGCTACAGGAATGGTAGCTAGAGATAAAGCTGAAAAAGCAGCAAAAAAAGTTTCAGAAAAAACACCAGAACCAGTTAAAAAAGCAGCAAGAGCAGTAGGAAAAGGAGCTTCAGCTGTAGGTAAAGCTGCTGGTACTGCTGGACTTGCTATTGGTAGTGCTGGAGCTGTAGGTGGTTCTGCATTAGGTGCTGCTACTGGAGCTGTTGGTGGAAAAGCAGTTAGAGCTGTTGGAGATAAAATAAGAAAAATAAAAGGTAAAAAACCAAGAACAGCAGATCAAAAAGCATTTAATGAAATGACAGATACTGTTAGTGGTGCTGTTGGTGGTGCTGCCATTGGTGGCATTGGTGCTTTAGCAGCAACTGGTGCTTTAGCTGCATCATTAATAAAAACTAATCAACCTAAAGAATCAGGATATACAGTAAAAAGACTTTCAGATGGTAGATTTAGTACAACATTTCAAGATGCAAATGCTAATGCAGTATTTTCATCAAAACAATTATCACCAAAAGATATAGCAGATGTAAGAAAAAATGTAGCTGTATTAGATAGTATTGTATTAGGTGATAAGATAACCTTTTTAGAAAAACAAGAATTTATGGCTAGACTAAATTACTTAGCAGATAAATATGGAGTAAATAATATAACTGGTAAAAACTTATCTGTACTAATACCAGCAGTAGGTAAAGCATAAACTAATGGCAGTTACCAAAGTAGATATTGCCAGTAGAGCATTAATAATGATAGGAGCTAATCCTATCTCATCATTTACAGATGGTACAACTGAATCCCTTGTAGTAAATACAATCTATGAAGAAATAGTAGAATCTACTCTTACAAGAGCTAGATGGCGTTTTGCTACAGGACAACAACAATTATCATTCTTAACTGATACACCAGCTGGTAGATTTGAATATGCATATCAACTACCAACTAGTCCACAACTATTACAGATATTAGCTATTACAGTTAATGACCAACCAATACCTTATTCAAGATATGAAGATAAAATTTATATGAATAGTTATGGTAATGAGAGTACAGTCATCATGGATTATATATTTAGACAAGATGAATCATTATTTCCACCCTATTTTAGATTAGCTTTAGAACTAAAGTTAGCCAGTATATTTGCTGGTTCAATAGCTAGAGATTCTGCTCTAGTAAATGAGTTTGACCAACAAGCAGAAAGACAACTACTTATAGCTAAAAATATTGATGCACAAGAAACAACAACTAAGAGATTGCTC